ACATCGGACACTTGATTTCAATGAGTTTACCCGATTCACTGATACCATCGGGTGATCCACCGAGCCAGGGATGTTTTGGGTGAGGTTCGAGGCCAATTTCGTGTACAACTTCATTGTGTCTCTGTTCGTATAGGATACGCGCTTCATCTTCGTATTTGTTCCCATGTTCCGTCGCGGCGTTACCTGTAAACGGTTTCCCCTTACCACACTTTTTGAGAAGAAGATCGAATGGTTTTTCGTATTTGTTTTCACCTATGGCTGTGGCACAGTCACTCGCGGTGAGCATATTTTTTCGCAAATCGAGCCATTCTTGTGACCTCTGTTCAGCGTATGTCTTTTTCAAGAGCTTTTCGACGTTTGGGTGCATCTTGAGATTTAAACCGTTTTACCTTTTAAGCGGGTAATCCGATGTCTCAATATGCGAGATGTACCCTGCGAAGATACACCCAATCTTTCACACTCGTTTATGAGTGCCTGTTTTGAATATTGTTTAGGGATCGGCCTTCTAAAAAATAGAGTGACAGCCACGAATAATATTGGAATCATTACTAATGTGGATAGAAAAAATATTTCGCGGCATTTTGTTCGGCTTGTTTCTTATTTTTAGCGAATCCTCGTCCAAGTATCACGTTATTCACGTATACGTCGACATAAAATACACCATTATCGTGTGATATGACTCTATAATCTGGAAGTGGGTGTCCGTGAGTCTGACAATACCGCATGAGATGATCCTTATAGTTATCATCCACCATGATGGATCGCATATCGACGAGTTCCGGATTTTCATAAATATTCAGAATGAACCTCTTTGCATGAAGAAGCCCTAAATCCATATATATAGCTCCAATGAAGGCTTCAAACACGTCTTCTAATATCTTCGGATTTTTAAACCACTCGTTTCTCATACCTTTTTCATCCATTTGGATCCATTTGTACATCTCGAGTTTCATCGCAATGTTTGCGAGTGTCTCACCTCTCACGAGCTTTGTTCTCGCTTTCGTAAGAAAGCCTTCCTTTTGTTGTTCGTACCTATCAAACAAAAATTTTGTGATAACAAATCCCAACACAGAATCACCTATAAATTCCAACGTCTCGAACGAGTCTAAGTTTCCATTTTCTTTTAAAGCCGATTTATGTGTAAAAGCTTTTTGGTACAAATCTATCTTCGATATTTTTGTACCAACAAGGGTTTCGATGGTTTCCCTGTCGATGATCATTTTATAAGTTTAATGGGTATTTTTTTTAAGCCGTTTGTTCGACTTTGGTGTAATGTGGGCTCAAGAACTTTTGGAGGTTCAAGAACGTGACTTGCGTATCCGCAGGTGGTTCAAGAAGATCGCGGAGCTTGTCGTCAAGCACAAGAACGCGACCGTTGTCCGGATGCTTAAGACCCTTTTCAGTAACGTAGGTGTTAATCGCACGCGTGACGAAGGAACGAGACACAAGCTTTCCTTCTTCGACCCCGAGAAACTCACGAAGCTTTGGAGAAATGGCTTGTTCGCGGTTGAACCCGTTGTTCTTCGCACGAGACGCAGCCTTGGTACCGTCCGGATCGTCTTGCTTGGCCTTAATCTTACGCACAATCTTAGTCAAAGACTTGATTTCGGCGCGGAGGGCAGAGATTTCGGAAATAACAGTTTCAAGAGACATCTTGTTTTATGTCTTACTTAGGTATCACATCTTTAACCTTGTTGTTCGAATAATATTATGTAACCTAATAATAACATGGATCAAGGTGAATATTCAGAGGGGGTCATAAACAGATTCAAGATGAAAAAGTTATTCCATAACGATCCAACCCTTAAGAGATTCTATGAATCTGATGACGTGCCTCGTTTCAGGGCGAGAATGCACAGGCTTCATAGCGATGAAGACTTCAAAGATTTTGCGAGTGTCATACTCACGGACGCACTGAGATACGAATTGTACGCCGTCATAGACGAGCTCACGGAGTTCTTAAATCCAGTCGGTGATTTGATTTTATCCGGTGGGGACGCGGTAAATTCATACTTGGAACCGTCTCAAAGAATCATGACACTCGACATAGACACTAAGTTCGTGCCGAGAATAAAACCGGATGTGAAATTTTTTGGTAAACTCCAAGCAATAAAACTCCTTTTATGGAATAAACTCGGTGAAATATCTAAACGAGTGAATAAACGGTTCGCTAAAGTCGTGTACGATAAACGAGGTAAACCAGGAAAATTCATAGGTCTCGGGTTTTCGAACACAGGCCCTTACGTGACTCGAAGATATACACTCATACCTAAAAGAAAGAATGTAAAGCGAGGTCCAGATACACTCGCTGATATAGAACTATTCACGCTGGACATGAAAATTCGTCTATACTCACCTAAATCTGGGCGAATAGAATCGATCAATATGGGTGGCATTCTCGATATCGCATTCATGCGCCCAAAAGAATTTGGGTTCGAAGTCGGAGACGATCAAATTCAAGCACTCGATATATTCAAAATCACAGGTAAATACGTCATCGGTAAGTTTGATAATGTCAAACTCGCGTCGAAGCGGTTTCTCATAGAAGATTCATACACGATGCAAAAACTCGGTCTCAGACCACCCGAGAAGAAAGAGAAGGATAGACGAAGAATGATAAAATTAGCAAAACTCATCACACGAAAAAATATACTCCCAAATGAATCCATGGAAAATATAATGAAAAAAGTGGGAATACCACTCACTAAAAAACCAAAGCGCCACACACAATTCAAGAATATCAATCCACACAAGGCGATAAAAGTAAATCCTAAAAAATACTCAAATTTCACGACCACACCCGATTCATCTAAAATATCAAAGCAATACGTACATGGACTTAAAACAACTCAAAATATGGGAAATCTGCAGGGATTTACAAAAACACAATCCGATATGCGTTTCAATATAGAAACCAATAATTGGATCAAGAATACATCGGAATCATATGTTAAAAATGAATTCAACTACAGGCCGAAAAGACCTTTACCCATACCAGAAAAACTCCGATTAGAAGAAACGCTGTATGGTTTCAAACCAGCGAGAGATGCTTGGGTTCCAAGACCTATAATACGCAAGGCTGCGATGATACCATTTGTAGGGGTTAAAGATTTGAAACGTGTATGATATATAACATGATTTACGGAACTCTATCTAAGGGTGAAGATGGACTTTATCACGTCAAAGCACTCACTCAAGACAAAAAGCGTTGCTACGTCCAGGTGAGAAATGCCGTGGTCACCGACGATGCTTCAGGTGAAGTCACATTTGACTTGACCGATGCGACCGGTGTCGAGAACATTGAAAACATTCACGCCAATAACATCGCCGCCGCAAACGAACACAGTGCGACCTGGTTTGGCAAACAACTCCCAGAAAAGACCATCACCAAGGTTTACACGAAGGAAGATACACTATCCGCCGATCGAATTTCAGCGACAAAGATTTTCAATTCCAAGAAGGAACTCGTGGGTGAAGACGTCACACTCACCGGTATCAAGTGCTCTATCATGCTCGAATACGCGGGTTTGTGGTTTGCAAAGAAGGCGTTCGGTCCAACTTGGAATTTGGTCCAGGTCAAGATGAATCCGGAACCAGTCCAAGAACCTGAGCCGACCCCAGAGTCGGACCCGGAGCCCGAGCCAGAACCAGAAGTTGAATCATATCCAGACGAAATCGTGATTGAAGACGACGAATAAAAAAATTGTTTTTATATATAAAAAGATGATGAAGATGAAGAAGGTCACCCCTCGCCAAGCGCTCATCGCCCTCGCCATTGCCGTGGTGATCTATCTCATGGTCACCAACGGTCGTGCCACGTACAGCGTTAAGGAGAATGAATATGCGATGATCGGTGGCATCGACGCTGTCGGACCAGCCGCGGAAGCCGGTGTCGGTTGTGAAATGAAGGCGGGTACCGGACTCGCCTCGTCCTTGTTGCCACGCGAAGTCGCGCCTCAGGAGGATTTCGGTGAGTTTGCCCCAGATGACATCCTCTCCGGCCAAAACTTCCTCGAACCACGACAACAAACTGGATACCCAGAAAGCATAGGCGGTGCTTTGAGAAATGCTAACCAGCAAATCCGCGCCGATCCACCAAACCCTAAGGAAGCCTTCGTGTGGAACAACTCTACTATCGCACCAGACACCATGCAACGAGGTTTGTGTGCGTAAACTTAAAGAAATAACGTTTTAGGTATATTATATAATGTCTCAGGTTCCCTCAGACGAACTCTCAAACAGCGTCTCTAAATTGGTTGAATTGAACAAGCAAATTACAGAAGCCAGAGAAGATATCAAAGTTCTCACACAAGCCGAAAAGGCACTCAAGCTACAAGTGAAGAAACTCATGATGGATAACGGTCTCGACGCGATCAATCTCAAGAAGGGTAAAATCTCTGTTCGCAAAAGTGCCAGGAAGACTGGTTTAAATAAGACTACCGTGAAAGAAGGTCTCGTTACATATTTCAATGGAAACGAACAGCAGGCCGAAAGTGTCTTAAAGGCTATACTCGATACTCTTCCAGTAAAGGAATCCACTTCACTTTCCCTCACGGGCATCAGAGATAAGAAATAATGGTTTGGAATGAATATGCACACGCCGCAGAGCGTATGAGTGATAATGAATATAGTGATGACGACGACGCCACCGTCGAAATGAATAAGCCACTTCACATCGACGATTGGGGTGGTCATTTTGACGATGACTTGTGGTGGATGTGGAAATTAATACAACGCTACCTCAAAGATAGGGCGCTCGATAATCATATCTTAAAACACGCCAAGTATCACGACTTTATTGAATTCTGTTACGATTTTTCAGACAATAGAGCTATAGAATTATAATATATACATAATACAAATATGCTTCCAGATATCACGTCCCAGAAAGTTTCTATCCCCGCCACACTCTTTCTCGCACTCAGCCCAGGTATTTTGCTTCGCACGGACGGTACAAGTGTTAAGTTCCGCAACGGTCTCACTGGACGCACTGCGGTGTTGTTCCACGCTCTCGTGTTCTTCCTCGTGTACTCGTTGATCGCCAAGGCCATGGGTCTCGTGTTGACCCGAACTGATCTCATTGTGACCACCGTGCTCTTTTTGGCGTTGAGCCCAGGCATGCTTTTGACGCTTCCACCAGGATCTAAGGGTGTGTTCATGTCTGGACAAACCAGTCCAGCCTCCGCTTTGGTTCACACCGTCGTTTTCGCGCTCGTGTTCGCTCTTTTGCGAAAGCAATTTCCTAAGTACTATTAGGTGACCACCCATGAAATATTTGGTGATTGGTCCAGGTGCCATGGGAATCTTCGCCATGCTCGGACATCTTAAAACAATAGAAAATCGTCTCATCGATGTACAACAAATTTCCGGGGCATCCGCGGGGTCCATACTCGCATTCATGCTCGCGATAGGAAAAACAGTCGATGAGGTGATAGACATATCACTCAGATTAAACATTTCAGATTTAGTAAAGTTGAATTTGAAATGTTTTTTACATAGTTACGGACTCATAGACCTAGACCCACTCCGAAATAAATTTGTCGAAATTTGTGGGTGTGATCCAACGTTTGATGAACTCGAAAAGAAAATATACATATCGGCATTTTGTGTAAACACAGGCAAAACTGAATACTTTTCGGTCGACACACACCCTAATATGAAAGTGTTAGATGCGGTGTGCATGAGCATAGCCATACCATTCGTATTTTCATCAAGAAAATACAACGGAAACACGTACGTCGACGGTGGGACGATTGAATCTTTGCCACTCACGCCATTATTAGATAAAAGTCCACATGAAGTATATTGTATACAGATAAAGTCAAGTATTAAATACAACGAAAACATAGACAATCCGAGGACATTCGCCGAAAGCATCGTTCGTTCGAGTTTAGAAAACCGATACGTATACGACACATCAAGACACGAAGTGAAAACGATCGACGTGGAGAACATGGATATTTTTGATTTCAATATGTGTTACGAAGATAAAATACGAATGTACATGATGGGTGCTTCGTAATTTTTTATCCGCTTATATCAATATGGACGCGTGTGATCCAGGGATAAATGTTAGGAATCTCAAGAGGCTCGTGAAGCAGAACACGGGTCTCGAGTTAAATCTCACGCGTGAACAGATATGCGATGCATACTCGTCCATCCAGGACGGTAAACTCCCACTTCCACCCATGGTACTTTCTAAAGATGGGAAGTACATGCTAGACAGGAAATCGCCACTGACTGGGTCGGATTTTGAAACCTTATTCCGGGCGTCGTCTACTCTCGCTGAATTGAAGCGTGTCGCGCGTAAAGTTGGTCTCGCGAGTTACGATAAGATGACTAAAGCTGAAATAATCGAAGCCGTGGAGTCGGTTCTTCAATCGAAGAACATTCGCGAACCCATTCGCTTGCACATCGCATCCGCGCAAAAAAGAGACATCTCGGTGAATAGCAACAACAATTACCAAAACAACGTTAACGTGAATAATGTGAATGGGAACGGTGTGCGCAACAACAACAACAATGTTAATAATATTTCGAATGAGTCGGATAACTTGAACAAAATATCCAACGAATCGAAAAACTTAAACCGCGACGAAAACCGAAACGGGAACCGAGACGGGAACCGAAACGGGAACCGAAACGGGAACCGAAATGGGAACCGAAACGGGAACCGAAAAGGGAACGGGAACACACCTCGACGACCCATGAATGAAACGAGTGCGCGATATGTGAATGCGATGATTCGAAAACCAAACGCGCGAAGAAATGAAGACTTGGCGAGAGCTCTCTCGGTGGCGCGTGACACGGGGAGTGGAAGCACACAAAATTTGAGTCGAATCATCGAAGCGGTTCGCGAGAAGCCATCGACGGACGGTGCGACGGTGGCCATGCTCAACAAACTCATGCGCGCGAAAACGTCCGGTAACTCAGACGCACTCCGACGTGCGATGAAGGAGATCGAGGACCTCAAACGCACGACTCCAGTCACGAACCGAGTGAACGACAAACAAAAGAAAATAGCGGAGCTCGAAAAATACGTAGTAAATAAGGGAGGTAAACTCAATACTCAACGTCGCGTTGCGTTCATGAATGACGCCCAAAAAAGCATCAAAGCGTACAAGAATGGTACAAACATGTATAACACGGCGAAGACTCGCATCACCGCGGCGTACGAAACCGCGTACAAAGCGAATCTCAATAACATGGGTCCTAAAAACGCCATAGATGCACTTCAAAAAACCGTAAATACTATAGGAAATTCAAAAATAAAAACGTCTGCGCGTGAAAAATTGAATGTGTTTAAGCAGTCGGGTGCTAGCGACAGGGATGCGAGAAACGCTGTGATTAAATTGAAAAATCTAGACGAAGAACTCGGTAAAAGAAAAGTAAACCGAGTGTATTTAAACGACGCGAGAGATGAGGCCCTAAAAAACATAAATTCATACAACATCAAAAATGGGCTAGCTAAGATTAACAGACGAGTTCAAGAAGACATGAAAAAACGCGGTGTCGAATTCAATACAATGATTGCAAATGATATGTACAAAAATGTCCCATCAAATGTTAAAACCACGTTAAGAAATAAATATGTATCCGGTAAACTGAATAGCAATGATGTTAAACGAGGGCTTAATAACGCGCTCGAAACATCGGCTGGCGTGTTTAAGGGTTTGGAAAACAAAATACAAAATTTGCAAACCAAACTCAATAATTCTAAACTCACCGCGAATGAGCGAAACGCGTTGAAGAAAGAGCTCAACAAATCGAGGCAAAGGAGAAACACAAACGCTAAAAACATGAATGTAATGCGCGAAGAAATGGGTAATATGAAAACCAATATAAATACAAAGGCGCGAAACATAGAAAAACTTAAAAATGAACTCGCGAAATCTGCGAGTCCCAATGTTAGAAACAAACTCAAATCAAACTTAAATCAAGCTGTTAAAAACCAAATCCAAAGTCAAAAAGAATACCAACAACTCGTGACAAATATGCAAAAATTGAAAAATGAGAAATCTGAAAGAAACAGAGAAATCAATGTTGCGCGGAAGGCTGTAACTGCACTCCAAGGTCAAAGAAAGGAACTTCAGAATCAAAAAGAAAAAGCAAACGCTGAAATAACAAATCTAAAGAAAAAACTGAATAGTGGTACCATTTCAAACGCTGAGAGAAAAAAACTCGAAAATGAACTCGCAGAAGCGCGGGGTAATGCATTCGCTACAGCCGAAGAACTCAAAAAACTTCAAAAAGAAAAGGAATCTTTTAATGCCAAAATCACACAAGCTAACGAAAATGTAAGGGTGGCCACTCAACAAGCTCAAGCCGCAGAAGCCGCGGCGGATACGGCACAGAAACAGCTAACACAGGCACAGACTAATTTAACACAACAACAGGCAAACGTTAACCGTATACAGCAAGAACTCAATGAAAAAACAAACATGTCCGAAAAACAACGACAAAAGCTCGAAGAACAACTTCTCATACAAAGGAGTCAAGTCACGAGGGCGAAGAACGCATCGAGGAAAGCCAAAGAAAATGCAAACGAGGCGGACGCGGAAAGTAGGAGACTCGTCGCTGAAGCGGGGAAGGCTGCCAATGAGGCATCGGCGCGCGCGGCTCAAGCCGAAGCTCAACGTCAAACTGCACTTGGTAATAAAGATGAAGCGAACCGTCTCAAAGCTGAAGCGAACGCAGCGCGTAAGATGGCCGAGGGGGAAGCTGCACAAAGTCGGGAAGCCGCATCTAAAGCAAACGCTAAAGCAAAAGAGATCTCTAAAAAACTTGAAGAATCGAATTTGTCTAGACGAGAAATGAATGCACTCATAAAACAAAAGAATGCTCTTCTCGAAACGAGGCACGAAGAGATGCAAAATCAAATAAATGCTTTCAAGACATATAGAGAACAAGCAAACAAAATAGTCCGTAATAGCGCCAACAGGGAAGCTAAACAGAAAAATAGGATCACGGATTTAGAAACTAACCGAAACAGAAGGCAGGCTGACTCTAATAAAAAAACCAACGAGCTTAAGCTCGTCACACAACAACTCGCTGAGAAAAATAACAACTTGGCGGAAAAGATTAAACAGATCAATCAGACGCAGTCCAATATCACGGGGCTTCGAAAAGAACTCGATAACTCTAAATCGGCGTCCATGGCAGAAAAAAATGAAATTAAGAACCAACTCGAAAAAGAAAAACAAAATTTAACCGAACAATTTGCACGAACAAAGACGAATTTAAATGCCACGAGGGCTGAATTAATTAAATTAACTAAAAATAGAAATATCTTGTTTAAGGAGCTCCAAAATAGAAGTGGTACTTTGTTACAAACGAGAGATGAACGTAATAAATTACAAAAACAGTTAAAAGACACTCAAAAAATACTTGGAAACACACAAAATAATTTGGGTCGACTCGCACTCGCCGAACAACGCACGAGAGGTCAAAGAAATACACTTTCCAGCAAACTTGCGAATGTTCGAGGCCAGAGACAGAATCTCCGACGTAGAAACGGCGCATCGCAAAAGGTCATAACTGGCCTCACGCGACAAAGACAAGATGCACAAAGAGGTATAAATACACTCAGAGCCACGACTAGAAATTTAGAACGGCGACGTCTCGCGACAGACAGGGCTACCAATAAGACGTTTAATGCGAGTGCCGCGTTTAACCGCCAAATGAAAGGGGTGGCTCCTAGACAGAGTTGGCAATCTTTGAAACCCAAAGCTACAATGGTAGGTGCGGTTCAGGCAGATGTATTAGGCAAACGACTCAGAGAAAAGCTTCTAAAAAATATAGATACGACTAATATTAGTGGTAAATTTGTTATAAATGGAGGCCCTTGGCCAGGTAGTGAAAGACGTGCATTAAAAAAAGAGGTGCAAGATCCAATGACTCGACTAAATAAACTCAGAGCTATAGAAAAAAGGATATTGAATAAAAAAACAAATAGAAATAGTACAATTTTACCGAGAAGGCGTATGAATAAGGTTTTGAATAAACAGGGTACTAATGTAAAACCCGTTAATCCTAATCAAAATATAGGTAGAAGTAAACTTCAGGGATTTGCTGCTAGTGGACTCAATCAAAAGACCATATCAGATGTAATCAGGCGATTATAATCTAACTCATAGTATATGTCCACCTACGCCCAAGAAAAATGTGAATTCATTTACCGTGTCTCTTCCTTAGAAAAGGTCGTCGATGGAGACACGATAGATGTCACCATCGACCTCGGTTTCGATGTTTGTACCAAGCAACGCGTGCGTTTGCTCGGCATCGATACTCCTGAATCTCGTACACGCGATTTGGAAGAAAAGAAATTTGGACTTCTTTCTAAGAAGAAACTCAAGGAATGGTGTCTCAAGGCCGTGGAATCTGAGAAGGATGATATCGAGATCGAACTCAGATGCCAGGAAAAGGATTCGCGTGGCAAATTTGGTCGCATTTTAGCGGAAGTGTGGGTCGGCGAAGATGGTCACTGGACGAATGTGAATAAGTGGATGTGCGACGAAGGCTACGCTGTTCCATATGTCGGCCAAAACAAGGCTGACGTCGAGGCGCTTCACATGGCAAACCGCGAAAAGTTACGCGCTACCGGCCTCGCCATTTAGATTCTCTGATCCATAGGGTGCATATCCACTTTTCACCGGAAATAACGGGTGTACCCCCGTGTAAAGCCTTTTTATTCATTCGCCCCCGTGTGTCGAGTGTATCGAATTCCAAGGCGTGACCTTTAGACAATTTATATGTTTTACCCAAAACAGGAAAACTAGTAGAACCACCCTCGTAATCGTCGTTTAGTGCGAACATGATGGTGGACACCCTCTTATTTTCGTGTTTACAATCGGCATCTTGGTGAGGTCTATAAAATCCACCCGGTTTATATCGAACGACTTGAAAATTTTCACATCTATTCACGTGTTCCGGTTTCACAAATCTAAGAATTATTTCTTTGAGCTTATGATCTCGCTCAAAATCTAAAAATGTAGACTCACTTTTTCTCTCCGATTTGTCTATGTGTCTGGTATCTCCGAGAGTGGAATCTTTGAGTAAAGGTAGCGCTTTCTCTCTGATGTAATCACACTCTTCGTGAGATATAGCATTGATTTGCACACGAGGGTGCCTATATGTAGGGGTGGTAAATACGATGACAATCGTAAGGACAAATACAAATAAAAGCCAGTTCATGTATTAGTTATTTTACAATTAGATAAATATGTAGCGCGGAACTACACAGTTGTATCTCTGTCTAATATTGGTAATGATTTCATTCGTATATTTAGATAAATGAACCGCGGTTTCTAATATCTCATCTTCCTTTTGTGGGTCGATCATCCACTGTCGTAGTAAGTCACCACCCGTGTCAACAAACATCTGGTATATGTGTTGTATATCTCTGACTTTACTGTTGTATTTATCTCTTCGTTGAAGTTCGCGTTTCAACTGATCTTCTGAGATTACATTCATGAGATAGTCAACTCTGAGAGTGAGATTACTATCATACGTGAATCCATATTTATACACCAATTGATATTCCGCAGTTCCCACGACGTGATTCAATTGTAAAATCCGAGGTGGTGCATTATTTTCTAATAATTCCCTGTATATGGGTCTACCCCCACACGGTATGTCACCGTGTTCTCTCGACTTAGATTTAAACTCAAAATAGTGTGGGTTGTGTATTCGTCCCTTTTCTACATTTCCAGTCCTCCAATCGAACGCAGTTTGACACGTCGTGCACCACATCTGTGCGCACCCATCTATCTTGTGAATCATGGTTGAACATTTCGGGCACGGTTTTGTGTCTCGGTTGATGAGTTTCATCGTTTTCACCAACTGTGGATCACACACATGACCATCATTACACTCTTCGTTGCATTGTTCACAAAATGAACGGGAGCATATACCACACTTCCATAGTTCATCGAGAAATCCTCTGCACTCTGGATGGGGACACCCCCTCGTAAATTTGACTGACTGTTCCGCATCGTCTAAAGGTACATTTCGTAATTCATTAATTCGGTCGTTTATATATTTAAACGATTGCTCTGCAAATATACACATCGTGAGGTAATGATCGACCCATTTACCACCCGTTTCGACCGTGTAGTGATATCTTCTTCTCGCTTTGACGTACATGTCTGAGATGTCTTGGCGCAGTCTATAAAGTTCTCGACGCTTCAATATTCTCTGAACGTATGGTTGAGTTTCGGGTAGACGAATGAGCTCGCGTTCAAATAATAATTGTTCGCGGCGTTTTTTATAGTCGACATTTCTAAAACGCTTCGTACAAAACGTATCTATAAACTCCCGGTTGTGTTCATTTTTACAACTCATACAGTGGGGTTCTTCTGAAGTGGATAATAGATAGGTTTGACAACATTCTCTGCATGATTCGAAATCACAAAAAGGGCAACATACTTTTTTGTGATTTGTTTTATTAAAACGTTCACAGCACACGCCACACGTCGTCATGTACTTTTAGGGCTTTTTTTCTTTAAACTACTGGGTCGAGACGCAGGTTTCCCTGAGAGAATACGTTTGACTTCATTGAACAATTTTACGTATACAGGCTTACCGTGATTCTTTTCTCGAATGACGAATTGTTCATAAATCTTGATCTCTTTGTTGAGTGTACTCTTTCCCGTGTTAATCGCTTGACGAGATTGACGGACGAGTGCATCGATACCCTTCTTGAAACGAGGACTCGACGCGGTTGTTATGTTCCTGACATCGACGAATGGGACTGGAGACATCTTACATTGTATTAAGAAATAATTTCTACGTCTTTCACTAATAAACAGTATCGTCGGTTG